AGGCCTTGCTGATCGTGGAGGCGACGCAGGACGCGGCAGCGGTCGGCGACGGTTCTGCTGTTCATTTCCATGATGCGCGCGATCTCGGCGTACTGGAGGCCGTGGCGCACGTGGGCGATGATCTGCTGGTCGATCGGCGGGAGGTCGTCGAGGCTGGTGGCGTAGGCCACCTTCGGGCGGCGCTTGGTGCTCATGGCTCGGCCCTCCAGGCGCGGTCGATGGCGATGCGCCAGGGGCGGCCGAGGTAGCGCCAGATGATCCAGGCGCGGACGAGGCGGCGCCAGGCGCGCGTGGTGGCGCGCAGCCAGCGGGCGTGGAGGAGGATGGCCAGGCCGATGATGAGGAGTCCCGTGGCGTAGGCTATGACGCACCATCCCAAGATGGTGCCGAGCTGCTGTGCGCTCATGTCAGTGCGCTCCTCGCGTGTCTTCTTCCCAGACGATCAGGACGCCGGTGGATGGGTCGCGGGCCTGGAAGGTCTCCCACCGGCTGATGGCGTCGGCGCGGTGGCCGACGCTGTGGGTTTCGTCGCGCAGCATTTCGCGCAGGCGCGCGGTGCTGCGGACGTGGACGCGGGCGCCCTTGAGGCTGGAGCAGGCGAAGGCGAGGACTTCGACGGTGTTGCGGTCGAGCCAGCGCAGGGTTTTTTCGAGCTTGCCGAGCCAGGCGAAGAAGTCGCTCTGCAGGCCGCGGAAGTGGGCCGGCTGCTGCTCGTCGAGGGCTGCCGGGAGGAGTTGCGGACGGTTGAAGGGGATGACTCGGGCGTTCATGCGGGGACCTCCTCGGCGGCTGTCTGGGTGGCTTGCGCGGCGGCGCGGGCGGCCTTGCGCAGGCGGCTGCGCTGGGTGTTGGCGAGGGCGATGGCGATGCGGTAGAGCTCGTCGTAGCTGCACATTTCGAGCCGGCGCTCGATGCCGCCGGATTGCCTGCCGGCGATGCCTTCGGCGTAGGCGCGGCCGGCGCCGAGGGCGGTGCAGGTGGCGGCGATCTTGCGCAGGAGGGGGCGCTTTTCGGGGGTGGCCTGGCTGATGAGGTCCCATTCACCGGGCTGCGCGGCGATGGATGCGCTCACCTTGGCGCTGCGGGCGCCGAGGATGGCGACGACGCGGGACAGCGCGGCGAAGTCGAGGTCGGCAGCGCTGCGATGGCCGGTGAGGCCGTGCAGGATGTCGCGGTATTCGTCGTCGCTCCAGGCTCGCTCGTGCTTGATGCAGTGGATGCGGGCAAGGAGCTGGCCGCGGGTGGTGCCGCTGCTGCGGCGGGCGGGGGCGGCGGGTTTCATGCGGTCCACTCCTCTTGTTCGTCGCCGAATTGGGTGAAAAGGCGGTATCTGCCGCGGTGGTCGTTCTCGATGGCGACGTCGAGGAGGAACTGCATGGCGTCGCGCACGGCGGCCTTGTGGATGCGGTCGGGGACCTCGGGGATGATGGCGGCGAGGGCTTCGGCGATGTCCTGCAGGGCCTTGACGGCTTCTTCCGGCATGGCCGGGGTGGTGACTGCCTGGGTGGCCGCGTGCTGGCTGGCGAGACGGTGAAATGGGGTCGGGCTGGTGCTCATGACGTGGCTCCTCCTTCGGTGGCGGGCTGCTTGGGCTTGTGCGGGCAGGTCTGGCAGATGCGGCGGTTGTCGAGTGCCGCGGGGTCCCAGGTCGGCGCCGGGCCGCGGTTGATGGCGATGCAGTGGTCGATGGAGACGTCGGCGCCGAGGTACGGGCAGGGGTGCCGGTCGTAGACGGCGAGCACCTTGGCGGCAAGCCGGGCGGGGCTGGCCGGGTAGTTGCCGGAGAGGATGAGGCTGAGCTGGGTGCGGCTGACGCGCTGGGCGCCGGCGGCGAGCAGGCGGTCGACGACTCCGGCTTTGCCTCTGGGCTCGTCGGCAACGGCGCTCTGCAGGAGCTGGTACCAGCGCTCTTGCATGTAGGGTTGGGCGGGCATCAGAGGTCCTCCCAGGCTTCGGACTCAGGGGCTTCGGCGGCATCGTCGGCGCCTTCCGCCCAGACGATCTGGTGGACGTTGGGGTCGTAGACGGCCTTGAGCCGGGTGATCATCGGGGCGCGCGGTTTGTCGCGGTGCTCGCTGGCGACGCGGTAGGTGGCTGCGCTGCCGCCGCGGCCGATTCCCTTGCCGGGCTTGAGGATGAGGAAGTAGCCGGCGCGGGCGAGGAGGCCGCAGTAGGTGCGGGCGGTGGATGGCCGCACCTGGGCGATTTCGGCGAGGAAGTGGTGGTCGAATGAGTCGAGGGCGGTGGCGGCGGCCCACATGGCTTCGGTGCCGCGGCCAAGGGCGATCGGTTGGCCATCGGGGCGGACTCGCGGGGCCTCGGCGCCGTTATCTTGGGCCAGGGTGTAGACGAGGTTAACGCCGATGCGGCCAGCGGCGATGCCGGGGACGAGCTGCAGGTAGCCGGCGGCGATGAGGCCTTTGAGGGCGTAGCGGACGGCGTCGATCTCGACCTTGCTGGCGCGCGAGATGCGCTCGACGGTGAGGTAGCCGTCGCCGGTGGCGGCGAGGCGTCGGATGGCTTCCCAGACTCGCTGGCGGCGGCTTTTGCCGCCGGTGAGTTCGAGGATGGCGGGCTTGCGCGGCATCAGCGTGCCCTCCTCTTGACGTCCGGGAGCTGCAGGGCGGGAGCGGCGGCGCTGCTGTGGCTGTAGTGCTGCCAGGTGGCGAGGTCGACGCGGTCCCAGCCGAGGCCGAGGGCTTCGTTGTGGATGAGGCCGAGGTTGTTGTTGACGCGGCGGACGCTGCCGGCGGCGATTTCGACGAGGTGGGCGAGGAGGTCGTCGGCGAAGCTGAGCGCGGGGTATTTGTGGCGCGCGAGGGTGCGGGCGTCGTCGAGGCCGACGGCTTCGGCGTAGAGGGTGTCGAGGACGCGGCCGTCGAACTTTTCCCAGCGCTTGAGCTTGCCGGGCAGGGCTTCTTCGCCAATCAGGATGATGCTGGCGCGGCTTTTCTCGTAGATGGAGAAGACGCTCATGACGAGACCGCGCTCGATGGCGAAGTCGAACTCGTCGATGATGAGGGTGCGTCTGGAGCCGTTGAGCTGGGCGCCGACGAGGTCGGCGAGCTCGGCGGTGGTGCCGCGCGGGGATTGGCCGTTGGCCTCGAGTCCGAGGGCGCGGCACATGGCGAGGAGCATCGACTTTTTCGTCACGAAGTCGTCGAGCTGCAGGTAGTAGGCGCGGTGGCGTGCCTTGGCCCAGGCGGCGGCGACGCTCTTGCCGTAGCCGCTGGGGCCACTGACGACGATCATGCCGGGGTCGGAGATGCTCCTGGAGCTGAGGCGCTGCAGGGCCTGTTCCATGATGCCGATGTTGGCCAGCGGGGCGATCTGGCCGGAGCCGGCGGTGGGCAGGTGGGCGGGGATCGTCTTGGCGGTGAGGCTTTCTTGGGTCATACTGTCCTTCCTTTCGTGAAGAGGGCGCCGGCGCAAGCCGGCAACGGCCCGCGGCGGTTCCTACCCGCCGCGGGCTTCTTTTTGCGCCCCGGCGAGTGCGGCCTGAGCGCGGTAGATCGAGGACTGCGGGAAGCCGGCGTGGAAGCGGCGCTGCCAGGCTTCTGTGAGGGTTTCCGGGTCGCCACCGGCGGTTTGTACGAGGGCGTCGTAGTCGAGCCAGAGGGCGTATTTTTCGCTGGCGGTCATGCCTTCCAACGGCGTGGCGTGCGCCCGCGCGGCAGGGTGCGGGGTGACGTTGGCGGGCAGCTCGGCCATGGCGGCACGGGCCTGGGCGGAGAGCTGCGCGGCACGGCTGGTGGGCCTGGGGCCGGCGATTGCGGCGGCGGCTTTGGCGGCTTCGGCGAGGCCTTCGCTGTGGTGTTCGGCCTTGGCGCCGAAGTGGGCAGCGATGAGCTTGCCGGCAGACTGGGCGGCTTCCGCCAAGTGGCGGCGGACGACGTCATCGGTGCTTGGCAGGCCCCTGGTGGCGGCCTTGATCTCGGCACTCTGGGCCTTGATGCGCTCGCGCTGGAGCTGGCTGGCTTTCTCGGCGATGGTCTGGCGATCGACGCCGGTGCGCTCGGGGGCTTCGGCGATGCAGAGGTATTTCCCGCGGTGGTACACGACGATGCGGCCGAGGTCTGGAGTCTCGAAGACTTCGACGGCGCTGCCCATGTCGATGCTGGCAAGCTCGGGGGCGATGAACCAGGTGTTGTCGAGGGCAATGCCTTTTTTCTGCAGGGTGCGCTGGCCGCCACCGGCCGGGCGCGCGAGGAGGAGGTCGAGGGCGCGTTCGTCGGTGATGCGGCGGGTGGCGCCGGTCCAGCTGGCGGCCTTGGCGTGTGGGCTGAGTCCGGCCAGGGCGCCATGGGCGCGTTGCTCGTAGATGCCGGCGATCCACTGGTCGATGGTGGTCTGCATCTGGGCGCCGGTGAGGGCGGCGCCGGTGGCGGCAAAGTCGATGATTTCGCCACGTTTGGCGAGGCGGGCGGCGAAGGATTGGCGGGATTCGATGGCTTTGCGGTCGGCGACGCTGTGGCCGGCGAAGCTGGGGAGCAACTCGAGGATGGAGTGGTTGAGGGTCTTGATGGCGCGCTCGACGTGCGGCTTTTGCTCTGGGCTGAAGGGGTCGGTGGTGATCTGGGTGATGTCGAGCGCGGCGAGGACGCGCTTGAAGTGGTCGCTCTGGTAGTCCTGGCCGTTGTCGGTGACGATCTCGGCGGGGACGCCCCAGGCGATGAGCGCGGCGCGCAGGGCGAGGCAGTGGGTGACGGTCTTCGGGGTGCGGCTGACGAGGACGAGGATTCGGCGGGTCCAGACGTCGACAATGACGCTGACGGTGTAACGGCGCTTTTTGCCGTCGGCGTCGATGAGGAGCCAGTCGGCCGGGGTGGCGTCCATCTCCCAGCGGCCGTTGAGGGCGGTGACGTCCTGGCTGCGGCTGCCGAAGGCGAGCATGGTCTGGTTTTTCCAGGCGTCGGGGTTGGTGGCGCGCAGGTAGAGGTCGCGGTGATCGGCGATCCAGGCTTGCTGGAAGCGGTGGACCTGGCCGTAGCTGGGAACGGTGAACAGCTGTTCTCCGGTCTCGCTGGTGGCGGCGGTGGCGATGAGGTTGAGGAGCTGCTGGGTGCGGATGCCGGGCTTGTCGAGGAGCATCTTGGCGGCGGCGGCAGCGAGGAGCGGGACGGCGTTGAAGGCGGTGCTGCCGCGGCTCTGCCGGGCGGCGCTGCGGCGGTCGACAAGGGCGTCGAGGTGGCCGCGCTCGTGGTGGTAGACCCAGCGCTGGACGGAACGCGGGGAGACTTCCGGGTAAGCCTCGCGGATGGCCTCGGCGATGGGGATCTCGCGGGCGTTGTAGGCGCTGGCGTAAGGTGCCCAGGAGGCGGATTTTCTGAGCGGCGGCTTGAGGCTGGCGAACCAGAGCTGCCAGGATTCGGCAATCTGGCAATGGGCCTGGAGGCTGGCTGATTCGCGGTCGGTCAGGCCGGCGAGGCTGCGCAGGACGGTCTCGGCCTGGTGCTGGCGGGCGGCCTGGTCGGCGGCGATGTCGGCCTCGATCTCGGCCAGCGAGGCGACGATGCGCTGCAGGCGGCGCTGTTCTAGGGTCTGGGGTGGCTGGGCGGCGGCGCGGTCGGCGATGAGCTGCAGGACTGCGGGCGGGGGGGCGTAGAGGCGTTTGATGCCGCCACGGCCGCGGCCGCCGGTGAGTTCCTGGGTGGCCCAGTTTTCGCGCTCGACGAGGTCGCGCATCCGGCGTTCGGAGGTGGGCAGGCCGGGGAGCTTCATGGCGGCCAGTTCGGCCGCGCTGTAGTGGGTGCTCATGATTTGGCGCAGAAGATGCCGAGCAGTTCGGTGGCCAGTGTCTCGCCATACTGCTGGCCGTCCCGGTACTGCGCGGCTTCGTGGCTGCCGTAGAGGTATGGCATGCCGGTGGGTGAGACGCCGTCCAGGAGCGCGGCGAGTTGGGATCGGCAGCCGGCCTTGAAGGCGACCGATGCCGGCCAGCATGGCGGGAAGGCCATGCGCATCACGGCCTCGGCCTTGCTCTCTGTGGTCATTTTGGTCTCCTGGTCAGGAGCATCGCTTCGAGGGCTCGCTTGCGGGCGGCAATCGCTTGCTGCTCCTGGTGCAGCCTTGCCCATTCGAGAAGGGCGGCGTCGTCGGCGGTGACGATCTGGCGCTGTCCGCGCTTGCGGGCGTAGAGCGCCAGCAGGACGTCACTGCCGATCGCGGCATCGAAGGCCATGGCGCGGCGGAGGCTGATCTCCCTGCCCTCTTGGGCCTGGCTGGTGTAGCTGTTGAGGGTGGCTTCGCTCAACCGCTCGCCCAGGTGGAAGCTCATGCGCTGGACGATGGTGGCGCGCGAGACGCCCTGTTTGTGTCGCGCCGATTCGATCGCCTGGGTGATCGTCGCGGCGATTTCGACGGCACAGCCGAGCTCTCCAGGAGGGTCCGGGGCGTCGCTGAATAGGTCCTGTTCGTGACAATCAGTCATGTCAGTTTGCTTGGTCCGTTTCGACCAACACAGCCGATTGCGCACTGCTAGACTGCAGATTGCTCAGACGACGCCACAAGCGGTGGTTGGTGCGGAGCAGTTCGGGGTCGTAGCGGCTCGGCCAGATGTCCTGCGGGGTCTTCCCGAGGGCTGCGGCAATGACCCGTTCGACCTTTGGGTACGGGACGCGCAGCGCCCGCTTGATCACCGAAGGATCAAGCGCGCTGCGGTGTGCCAGGGCGACCATGGAGCCGTATTGCGACCGGATGCAGTACTTGATGTACTCGCTGGTCCAGTCCTTCTTGGCCGGCGGCTTTCTTGGCATGTCAGATGTTCCGTTGGTGATTGACGACGCAACAATATGGACGTTCGGACGATTTGTCAACAAGCTCGTCTGGACGTCCGAAATCGGACGCTGCCCGGAAGCCGGGTTGACGTGCCGGAAAGCTCGGGAAATCCGGCTTTTACCGGCTTTTTGGCGACGTCCGAAATGGAGGTATGAATATGGACGTTATTTCGGACGTTGGGACGTGGTTGGCCGCCGCGCAAATCGCCGCGCTCAGACTCGAAGGGGTCCCGAGAACGGCTCGCCGGGTGCATGACTACGCCGGGCGGCACGGGTGGAATGTGCGGCTCGTGGCGAGCTCAGGGCCGAAGGGATGCCGGCGGGAATACCTGCTGCCAAGCCATCTGGCGAACGCGTTGGCGGCGAGGTCTGGCGCGGACCCGGCTGATGCGCGTTACGTGACGGCCCCGGAAAGCGCTGGCGCGAAGGTCGGAGTCGAATGCCCTGGAAATGGCGAATACGCGGTAAACAGGGCGTTTCCGGCCGGTCAGGTGGATGCGGATCTGCTGCGGCTGGTCGCTTCTGCGTGCGCAGCGGTGCTCGGGGAGGGCTACGGAGAAGGTGAGACCGGCGACCAGGTACGCATCGCCGCAGGGGCGTACAACGTACTTGTCGGGCTGTTCGGGCACATCCAAGGCGGCATCGACGCGCTGCGCCGGCTCGACCAGGAAGGGCTCACGTTACAAGTGCGGCTGCTTTTTCAGATGGGCTTGCTGCAGCCGCCACCGGAGTCACAAAGCAGCGACTGAATGGTCACGGACAGGCCGGGAATCTGGCATTTGCGCCCGTTCCTGGCTCATTTTGTGCCAAACCGTCAGCGGGTAGTACTCACCCGCTCGGATGGCTGGAACGCCCATTCCGCAAGGCTTTGCGGCCTGTTGCTCGTTTTCCGCCACCTGCTCCGGCCTGTGCCAAATGCCCCATGCCCTCACACGTCGAGCCAGCGCACCCGCGGCAGCAGGTGTGGTGC